CGGTTTGCGGCTGGCTGGCCTGCATGAACTCCGCCAGCGTCGGGGCATAGAAGGATTCACCCTCGCGAACGGCTTTGGCTTGAGTGCGGACAGCCTCGTTGTAGTTCACCAGTATGGTGCGCAGCACGCCGGGGCCGATCTTCATTTTGGCGGCAAGGCGCGTGATGATGTCTTTCGCGGCTTCCGCATCCGCCATAGAGCCTTTGTCGGTCTGGCTTTTCTTGATCTTGGCCGCGTAAGCAAAAGCGTCGGCATCGTCTACGGTGGCAAATTCCGCGTAAGACGCTTGGCCTCCTGCGCCTTTACCAATGGCCTTGCGTTGCAATGGGGGTGCTTTGCCAAGTGCGGGGCGAGTAGCTACTGCTTTAGCGGCTCCCGGCGTCGGTGCAACCTTGGCTTGCCGGTCTGGTGAAGCGCCTTCCACCGCCCCCTCCGATGCGGATGGACCCGACTGCACTTTGGGGGCGGTTTCAGGCGCGGGAGCGGGTTGTTTGGCTTGCTTTGGCGTGACTTTCAAGGAGTCTGCGTGCATGGAGAACTCACCAGATAGATTTGTGTATAAGTAATCCTGTGCGACATTACCTTCAGTGGTGTCTCTCACCACCTTTGATCCATCTAGCTGAATCTCAACTCGGCCCGTGCGAGCGTTGCCATTGCCATCTACCCATTCTACGGTATCGCCTTTGTTTAGAGCTTTGAAGAAATCTTCATTAGCCTTTACGTTGAGCGCAGCCTGCATGTCTTCCCAAGCATCGCGGGTCATCCCAGCGGCTTTTGCAGCGGCTTCTCTTTTTTCTTTTGTTGCTTGGCGGTCTATATCCCCATCAGCATCTCTTACAATATAGGATTTTCTTTCAGCATTACGCTTCCGATGAATTTCCGATGGATCGGCTGGCGTTGCTGCTGGCGTGGCGGCGGCTTCTGGCTCGGAAATGATGGTTGTGGCAGACTTGAGTTTTACCCCATATTTGTCTGCAATCGCTTGAGTATTGTTGTCTGCGAGATGCTTGTCCAAAAATTCAAGCTCGGCCTCTTCATCTTTGGACAATTGGCGTGAGATAGTGGCAATCGTTTTAGCATCTCCAGCTTTTCCATCTCTCTTCCACGTTAGTTCGTTCTGGCGATTTTGCGCGAGCTTGCGAAGGCGGGTGCCAGACATCTCTTGTTTGGGCTTAGGCTTTGGTTTCGGCCTATTGATCGCCTGGATTCGCTCGGCTTCGGACTGCCCGATGGTGAGGTCAGGCAACGCGCCCTTGAGCCAGTCGCGGGCCTCATCCGTGATAATGATTTGATCGACTCCGGCCTTGTTTGTGCGGGTATAGATGAGCGGCGCGGGAGAATTTGCACCACCGGCAGGAACAAGTTTGCGGTTTTTGTCGAGCTTGACACCAAGTGCGCGCATCTGCGTCTCTGTGAGGGATGCAGAATCGGTGATTTCGCCGGATGCAATACCGGCCACTGCATCCATGGCAGCGCGAGCTTTGGCGTTGATTCCGCTCTCTTGGCCTTTCGGCACGGTGCGAATCACGGCAGGCATCGCTTGGATGGACTCAGGAGCCGTAGGGTTGAAAGCCGCAATCGCAGCCTGAACGGCAGCCCTTTCTTCGGGAAGTGGTCCGGCGTAGGGATTTGTAGCTTCGGGAGCTTCGGGAGCTTCCGGCGCAATGTCTGGAGGCAAACCACCTGCACGGCGATCCATCCTGTCCTTCAAGGCTTGCATACCGCCACCCATGAGGCCAGAGGCAACGACAAGCTCAGGCAAGCCGGTGATAAAATCGCGCACTACATCATCAGGATTTCGCCCTTCCGCGTAGCCCTGTGCGAGCTGCGACATGGCCTCGTCAATGACCTCTTCGGGGATTTCATCAAGCGCACCTTTGGTGATAGCTTTCCCGCTGGACATAAAACCGGCCACCATGGCGCGGACCGAAGCGCGGGCCTCGGGATTGTTGGCAAGAGCCGTGACACCACCGGGGAAGAGCTTTGTAAGTCCCGCCGTCATGGCTCCGGCTGCGAGCGATGCAGGCGCAGAGGCTTTCCATGCTTCCATGTGGCTTTTACCCTCGTTGCGAAGGGTGTTGTAAGCCTCACCGTAGAGCGAGCCTGCCGTTTGCGCCCCGCCAAAGATCATGCCACCTGCCATGGAACCAGTGGCGACCGTGGCAGCGACACCGGGAGCCATGCGGGCAATCGTGCCCGCAATGCTGCCGGCCAAGCCCGTGTTGGAGAGTTGCTCTTGGGTGTTGACCAGTGAGGCCGCGTTTTCGGCGTTTGCTGCCGCCAATTTAGACCAACCTTCTCCAGCCACAGGAATGTTGCCCGTCAAAGCCGCAGTCGTGCCGAGAACTGCCTGCGTGACATCCATGAAGCCTGCCGTGACGTTGGAGGCGATCAAATCAGCCCATCGGCGGAAGAACGAACGCCCCTTCATTTGCTCCTGATACATCAAGGCTTGATCCACGGCATCCATGGCGGCGAATCCGTTCTTGCCGCCTACCTTTTGGTCCTCCTCAATCAAATGGTCGCGCCATTCGTTGAAATCAGTTCCAAAAGCTGATTGTTTCGCAAAGGCGGTAAGCAAGCCTTCGCCGTATTGGCGACGGTAGGACGGCCAGAGCTTCATTGCCTCGGCCTTTTGTTCCGGCGTGCCGTCTGCGGCTTCGATGACTTTCTTGAATGCCTCCTCGTCACCGCCAAGGACAGGATTCGGAATGATGGCACCGTTTGGCAGCCTGCGAACCGGCTCCAGCATATCCGTAATGCCGAGCTTTTCGCGCAATGGCCGCGTCAATTCGGCGGACTTCTCGGCTTTCTCGGGGTCCAACGGACTCGACCAATCAAGTTGACGGCGAGTCTCCATGTAGTTTCGGGCCTCTTTCTCATCAAGTCCCATCTCTTTGACCTTGGCCTTGAAGTTTGCAGGCATGGAGGAAACGCCTCCAAGTTTGTCATATTCGGGATCGGTGGACTTGTCCGCTACCCAATCACGCATGGTCGCCGTGCCGAAGTCGCCAGCGCCGAACTGATTCCAGAGCTTTTCCAGATTGTCAGACTTTGCTTTCTGCGTCGTTTCGATTTTGGCGTTCAGCCCGTCCAGCTTGCCGGTGATGTCCTGTTCCAGCGCCGTGAACGCGGCCTTGGCTTCGGGCGCATCTTCGCGGCCTGCATACTTGGTCCGAATCGCATCGGCCCGCTTATCGCTGTCGTCGAGGATGGCCTGATATTCCTTGCCCATGCCGGGCGCGACCTTCTCAAAGTCCTGATAGGCGGCTTCACGGGCTGCGGCTTGCTCGGCTTTCGCCTGCTCGTTGGCGGCCTTAGCTTGGGCGTTTATGGCCGTTGCGCTCTCGTTGAGCACCTTGGCCTGCTCCTGGATGCGCTGCTGTTTGGCCTGCCATTCGGGGCTGCGACTCTGCATCGCTTGGTTGAGCGCATTGATTTGCGGAATCACGTCCTTATGCCATTTTCCATCTGTACTCACGTCGGCGGCGCTGTGCGGAAGGCTCATCAACCGCTCGTTCTCGGCCTCCAGTGCGTCAAATTTGGCCTGCTGTTGGGCCTGCTCGGCGTTGAACTGCTGAACTTCCTGCTCGTGCTGTGCGGCGCTTTGCTCGAACTCCACCGGATCAGCAATCAGCGGCTCCGGCGAGGGCGTTGGAGCTTCACCGCGCTTGATAGCGGCTTCGCGCTTCCGCAGGAGGGCCTCGCGCTCATCTTGGGCGGTGTCGAACTTGAGGGATTCCTTCTGCTTCTCAAACTTCGCGGTGTCGAGGTCAGCGAGGCGCTTCTTGACGTTTTCGATGGTGCCAACGGTGGCTTGCCGCTGCTCGGGAGTAAGGTCCAACTCCAAATCGTCGGCGGCTTTGAGGCGCTTCTCGTATTCCTCTTGAATGCCTTTGAGTTTACGGCGCTTTTCCTCGCGCTCCAACTCCTCGCGCTGTTGATTGCGCTGGATGCTCTTTTCGTTCTCGCGCAAAACGGCCTCATCGGCAGTCACCTTGTCGAGTTCAGTCTTTTGCCGCGCTTCCTCCTTCTTTTTAGCCTCCGCTTCTTGGAGTTTGCGTCCCTTCTCGGCTTTCGCGGCTGCAAATTCCTCGTCGGACTGGAGCGGCCTTGGCTCGCCGGTCACGCGGTCGAGGTGGTAGCGGCGACCTTGTGCCAATAGCTCATTGGTTCGCTGGGCATTTGCCAGCTTGCGCTCATCATCGGCCTGTTTGGCGGCATCCTCAATAGCTTTTTGCTCGGCATCCGCTGCGGCCTTGTTGGCGCGGGCTTGCTGCTCGTAGGCGTCACGCTCAATCCTGGCTAGCTGCGTTGCTCGGCTCGTGGATTGTCCGGCATTGGCACCGTAGAGGCGGCGGCGGGCTTCGGAGAGAGCGGAGGGCGAAAACGTGACGGGCATGGTGGTAATGCTGGCTGAAAGGGATCGTGATCCATCGCAGCGGCCTTGGCCTGCCTCGCTGGTTGTGTGACTAGACGCTCACACGGGCGGTTGAAGGATTAGAAGCCGCGAGACTTGTTCGGCATGTACTTTGGCCTGAACATCATTTCGCGATCTTTTTTCCGCTTGTCTGCGGCTTCTTCGGCGAGTTCTTGAGCGCGGCTTTTGCCGGTCATCACAGAACGGTTAGCTGGATTGCTCACATAGGAATCAATCGCTCGCGTTTTAGGCGCTGGTGTAGGCTCCGGCTTGGCTCGATCCGTGAAAAGCAGATGCGGAGCGACCAGCTTTGGCTCCGGTTTGCTGGCTGGTTTTGGCTTTGGTGTTGGAGTGCGAACGGGTGACGAGTGTGTCGCGGCTGGCATCGCGTCCTCCTTGCGCATTTCGGGCTTTTTCTCCGGCATGGCGGGCGCATTGCCAGATTTCTCGGCTTCATAGCGAGCACGAGCTTTAGCCCGATCAGCGGCGGCAGCCTCGGCGGCACTCATTGGAGCAGGAGGCTTGCCAGTGCCAAACGCGGCAACACTTGCGGCGTTTTTGGCTGACATATCCATTGTCCTACGGGCCTGCCTGCGAGCTTGAGCTTTAGCGCGGTCCATAGCGTCCAGCTCTGCGCCGGATGCCCATTTGCTGCCACCTCCTGCGGTTGGGACGAGTTGGCCTTGGCGTTTTGGCGCGGATGGCTGCGATTGACTCGCTCCACCTCCCGCTGCGGCCATACCGCGTGCGGCTGCGGATTCCTGCTCGGCACGATCTTGGCGAATTGCCTCTTTTTCAGCCTCTTCGCGCATGTTGTAACGACGCTCCGAGAGTGGACCCTGCGAAGGTCCGCCCATGTAACGCCGGGCTTTCACGCCGCCGATCTTGCTTCCGCGAAACGGCTCTCCGAATGCGTTGAGGCGCTGGTATTGCTGGAGTTGGCGTGGCTGTGGCATGGTGATTAGAGGTAGAGGACACCGTTACGGAAACCAATCTCGCGGTTGGCAAAGGAGGCATTGGCCGCCTTCGCTTCCATCTCCTGCTTTTTGGCCTCGTCGGCATCGAAGGCGGTGTAGGCAGCCTTTTTGCGGGCTTCGACTCGCGCTTTGGAGTTCGCGGCATCCAGACCGCTTCCACCGGGCGAAAACAGGCCACGGCGACGATAACGACCACCACCTGCTCGCGTTCCTTCGCGGTTCAGCATCGCGTTTTGGTTCTGGCGCATGGCTGTAGCCTCGTTGCGCCGGGCAAGCTCATCTTGGGCGGAGGCGTCGATGCTGGCATCAATCGCGGCCAGTGACGTTTTCCGGCGCGTGTCAGCCATTGCAGCGGACCCGGCCTGCCATTGGGCTAGCCGCGTGTCGTTGTAGGGCTGAAACGAGGCCGGTTGATAGGCGGGCATGGCGTATTGACCTTGGATGGGCATAAAAAGCAGCGGTGAAGGTTTGAGCAGTGTTCAGGACAACATGCTTCTACCGCTCCCGTTGTCAAACATCCCGCGTGAACCGCCCGCGAAAAAGTCGTTTACGCCGGAAACGCCGTCTTGGCGGATCACAACCGGCGTGTTTCGCGTCATCCGGGTAGCGGCTGGCATGCACAAGAGGGCTATAACGCTCATCATCACCCAGTCATCGTGATACCCGCCAGCGGCCTCTTTTCGGCCTGATGCGAGCGTGATGAAATTGGCGTATTCCTCAACCAATCGCGGACACGGGGCTTCAAATTCCTGCTCACGCACATACATCTGAGCGTTGGAAATCATCTGCTCACGGGTTCGCTCGTTGGTCAGGAATCCACGTTTGCGGACCTGCTTACCCTCACCCACCCGGCGCTCTTCCATGCTCTGCTCGCGCTGAAACACGTTCTGGACGCCCTTGGTTTCCAGTAGGGCGATGATCCCGAAGGCGCTGTTGACCTCCGGCACGACGAGACATTCGCCGTACCAGCGGTAAAGCTCGCCGATCCAGTCAGCGAGGATGTCGATATTGACGCGGCACTCGGGGCGGATGGCGCAGACCATCTTAGCCCTGTGGTGCCGCCCGTTTTCGTCCACAAATGGAGCACGCCAGACCGCTACGGCGTGGCAGTCCTGCTCTTTCTTGCCTGCGGACTGCTCACCCTCCATGAAGTCGGCGGCGATGAGGTAGCTTCTGCCCACCATCGGGCGCTCCCAAAGCCTGAACGTGGCCTCGGTGATACTGGTTTCTGTCCAAATGCCATTTTGGAAGCGCCCCGTTGTCGGCAGATCGTTCTCACTCTGCCGTTTCAGGGCCTCCACGCCGTCAGGGTCGAACACCTGGACGCCGGACGAAACGAAAGCGATGTCCATGTCAGAGGGGTATTCTTGATCGAATTTGTCTTCATCGCCGCTGAAATTCGGCTCGATGAGCTTCCGTCGCCTCCACGCCAACCGTCCCGGCGTGATCTTGACTGGTCCATACTTCTCAATCAGCCGCGTTTCCCGTTCTGTCAGGCTGTCGAGAATCATTCCGGCCTCGCGTTGAGTGATGCGCTTGGTGTCGTCGTAATCGGCGTTCTCAAACCACGCCGCAAAGCACTTGATGTAACCGTTTCCGCGTAACCCGCTCACCCATTGCGCCAGTGTGACAGCCTTCTGGTAGGTCTTGTAATACACGCCCTGCTTCCCGTTCGCGGTGGATTCAAGAGCGATCCACGTTCCCGGAAGGTCCGGCACCGAGTTGGCGATGGACTGGAATACCGCCTCGCCTGTGCTTTGCCCCTTGCTCTTGTAGTGCGCCGTTTCCGACGAGATGAGCACCTGCGGCGTTCCGCCCTGGCCTGCGCGGGGATCGTTCGCTGTTTCCTCCCAAAGCTGTGTTCCGTGACCGAATTTGCGCGGGAAGCCGTCGCACGAGACTTTATTCCCCCACCTGTGATCCCCAAACTTATCCTCTTTGTGGGCAATTTCCCACATGTTCAGGAGGCGCGGCGTTGTCTTGAGGTCATCCCCGATGATGGCGACCTCGATAGGGTAGTTTCGGCCCATCCAGTAGGCCCGGTTCATGTGGTAGCGGCTGGAGCCATCCTGCCGGACCTTCACGGCCAGCGTTCGCATCGGCACCTTGTCGGCCTGCTGCTGCTCCAGCGCGGTTTCGAGCCTGTCCTGGAGCGGCGTCATCACCGGGAAATCGAGGTTTCCGTCCTCGCCGAAAGCGTTTTTCAGGGGGATTCGGCAGCATCCTTGCCACCAGTAGCGAAACGAATGCCTTCCAGCCGCGATGTGAATGCGCTCGACTTCCTCTTGCTGTGCTTTGTCGCTCATGCGGTCGTGACGCCTGCTAGTTTTAGGATGCTCGCGAGGTCCACACCCTTACCAAGTAGCCGCTCCATGGCCTTCTTGGGCGGTTCATAGCCCACCATGACGTTGACCTCTTCCGGCGCATACCACGCGGAGGCTTTGCCCACCTTGTCGAGAGCGTTCTGAGCGGCTGAAAAGTCCTCCGCATTCTCGGCTTTGTCAGCGATTGTCACAAGGCGGTTAAGCCATTTCTCCTTCGTGAGGTCGAATTTCTTGTCCGCCGCTGCCGCTACCTTGCCCCGCAATTCTTCAATCCTTGCCTTTACCTTGCTATCTCCGGCAAGTTTGGACGCCTTTGGATCAATCGACAACGCGGACCCGTTTGGGTCCTTGGCAACATGAGCACGATACGCCTGGGCAGCGGGCACGTTGAGGGCCACGTCCTGCGCAAATGCTTCATATTTCGGGTTTTCCAGTGCTGGCATTAGGCACTGTTCATCCGAGCCTGAAAGAGGCAAGCGGGAATTATTTCTCCATTTCTGCAAAATTCCATTTGCGTGATACGAGCTTGCTTGTATGCTGTCCGTGCTCACAATGAGCGCAACATCAACAAACTAACGACCTAACACTATGGGAGACAGAGCTAACATCAAACTCAAGATCGAGTCCGACAAACCCGCCCTTTACATTTACTCGCATTGGAGCGGTAGCGAACTGCCTACATTGCTGCAATCCGCCCTCAAGGCAGCCATGCCGCGCAAAGGTGACTGGAGTTACTTTACCCGCATCCTTGTGGATCAAGTGACCGCTGGCGGACGCGATGAGGAAACTGGCTGGGGCCTTGGCTTCTCGCCGGATGACAACGAGCACAACCTGCTTGTCGTCGATTACAAGGCAGGCACCGTCACGGCATGCGCCTTTGATGGCAATTCCGACGAGCACGAGGGCGCAGTTATCGCCACCGTGACATTTGCCGAGTTCGTGGCGCTTTCTGACCCGAACGGCTGGCGCGATCCGCAGTAACCATTCACGGGGGCCGCGCATCCTTCACGCGGGCAACACCTCACCAACGAACACCATGCAAGACCGCATCCAACTCGAACGCCAGACTTCGCACCGCTACAATGACGCCTGGGCGTATTTGAACAACCACGAACACGTCGGCACTGCTCGCGTGCTTACCAGTAAACCCCACGGGAAAAGCGATGGGGAAAGCAAGCGCACCTTTTCCGTCCTACTTGTGACCTCTCAGGAGCCTACTGACACCATCGCTAAAGCGATTCGGGACACGATGCGCCATTCGTGCCGCTGTGAGCACGATTGCTGCGGCCACTGGCAAAGCCGCGTTAATCACGTTCGCCGCCTCAAATCTGGCCTTTGGGCTGTCATCGAAGGTCACAACCGCAACATTTAACCGCCATGCCCCGCTACTCCGTCACCTACTCCATCGACTCGCGCACCTACTGGTTCACGATCCCGGCTCCCAATGCTGCCCACATCTGGCGCGGCTGGGACCGGCCCGGCTCCAAGCTGCTCCAAGTCGAAGAAATCCTACAAAACGCCTAACCTCAAACTGCCATGACCACCCTCCCACCTGACCAGCTCCGCCACATCGACCTTACGGCTCGACTTGTGGACCTTAAATCCAGCCTCTCGCCCGACTGCAAACTATTCGAGCCTGCCCCGCCGCTGTTTGTCTGCCGCCGCTCCGACGAAGAACCGCCGCGCTGGGCTGTCCGGCTGTTCGTCGCGTTTGTCATCATCAATGCGGCTGTGCTGGCTGCTTACCTCATTGCCGCCCGATGAGTGCCACCTGCCCCAAATGCGGCCACCCAACCTCCGACATGCAGCGAAACGGCGGGAAAGCTCGATGGTCTGGCGTCTCAAAGGCTGACCGCTCGGCTGCGATGCGGAAGGCTGTCCAGGCGAGGTGGGCTAAAAAGAAAGCCAAAGCCTAACCCGCGCACATCGAAGCCCTCGCCGTAGCTGGCGGGGGCTTTTTGCGTCGAACCGTGGCGCTGCGGCAAACAGACTCGCCAAGGCTCGCTAGTTGCCGAGCTGGGTGTTCTGCCTCCATTGCGTGCGGTAGTGGGTTGGCCCAACGTCGCGCCGTGACTTAGCAATCCCTTTTTTCTCCATGCGTCGCAGGCAAGCGGCAGCCGCTAGCGTTCCGGGGTTACTCGCATTCCCATTGCTGAACTTGACGCACTCACTACCTACTTCGGCAGTGCTCCTTTCTCGTCCGTCAGAAAGCAGTGCGATTATGGCCGACTCCAAGGCAGAACACCCACTGGTGCCAACCTTCGGTCGGCGGGTCTGTTTGATCGTGTTATTCATGGTTTTTCTTCGCCTCCCTCGGTCGGCACAGTTTGATCGTTCTGCGTAACGCACTCTGGACAATCGACGACAAATCCCAGGACGACTATTTGCCCTCGATTGCCGCACCTTCGACAGACCGGCTCCACGTTTTCAAATGCTAGCACCCAAAGGGAATCAGCCGCCAACAAGTCGGTGCGACCTGCTCGTTCTTTTGCCTCTCGGCAGTCGCTGGCGTTGTGTATCCACAGTAGCGGCTGCTCCTTGTCTCGCACGGGGTAGCACCAGCAAGCAGGACTGCAAATATGCAGTGGCTCGTCTCCGCCAACGGGAAACGAATGCAACCGCCGAACAATGTCACTGGTGGCAGCTTGGGGTGGGGAGATCATGGTGCTTCCTCCCATTCTGCGATTGCAGCCATGCCGTTGCGGAAACGTGGCTTTCGCTCCTTTTTCGGCGGAGGCTCGATTGGTGGAATGGCAAGCATGGCGGCGATTTTGGCCTCCAGTTGCGCGGCAATGTCTGGAGGCTCCGGCTGGACAAGTGGACGAGGAATGAAGTTCATGGTTCGCGGAATTGAAAGATTGAGCCAAGGAACAAAAGCGGAAGCTCCCAATGACGCTTCCCGCCCCGGTTCTTCTCGCACCAGAGATTGCGCTTCTCGTCGTTAAAGCCGGTTTCCGAGTCCTCATCGGCGAACTTCTTGAGCATCATAACCTTGTCGGCGTCCTGTCCGATGGCCCGGCTTTCGCGGAGTTTGCCGCTGTCGTTGAGCTGCGAGGCTGTCAGGATGACTTTCCCTGTCCGGCGAGCCAAACGCTTCTGACGGCGACTGATTGAGGCCAAAACGCCCTCCCGCGTGTCGGACTTCCGGGCGCTGGTATCCTCCATGAGTTGCAAGTAGTCCACCACCACCACGGCGGCGTCGCTTCGCTCAATGTCGGCGAAAATGTCGGTCGCGCTAGCGTCCTCAACATCCACAAGCTCAATGGTCGATCTTTGGCGAATCTTCGCGCAGGAGGCCGTTAGCGACATCATCTCACCGTTTGTCAGGTCGCCCCGGTAGAGATTGCCGTTATCAACGCGAGCGTGAGAGGCCAGCAGGCGCAAGGATTGCTCATTGTGCGGCATCTCCAGCGGATACCACCGAACCTTGTGCCCGTCTTCGGCGGCGTTCTCGGCGCAGTTTTGGATGATGGTCGATTTGCCGTCTCCCGGCTCCCCGGCGAAAACCCAAACTTGCCCAGGCATCATGCCGCCCGTGTGCTTGTCGATAGTCGGAAACCCGGTGCGGATGCCAGGAAGGCGGCCAGGATTCTCGGCCCGAATCTGGATTTCAGCCAAGAGCGGGTCGATGGCCTCGCGTAGTGACACGCTCTTGAGTAGCTGGCCGGGCATCTTTCCTGCCTCTTCCATGAGTCCTTTGATGGTGTCGAGCGTTTCGGCCACCTCGCCGTCACGGGCTTGGAACAGGAAATTCAGGCTTCGGGCGTGGGCCTCGATGTGTTTTCGCTGCCCGTAAAGCTCGCGCAACACGGTCAGGTAGTGGTGAAAGTGCGACGGAATCGGGACGAAGGTGTAAACGTCCGAGACAGCCGCAGCCCCGCCCACGAACTCCAAACGGCCAAGATTCCGCAGCCGGTGAGTCAGGGAGATGGGATCAATGGGCCGCCCTGCCGTCACCTCGTCAACCATCGTGCAGAAGATTTCCCGGCTGACATCGTGATAGAACAGGGCCGGGGGCGTGGCGTGCAGGCAAGTAATCAACCGTTGCGGCTCCTGCATGAAGCACGAAAGCGCCCCGCGTTCTGCTTCGTCGCTGTATGGCATGGGTTTGTTTAGCCCGGCCAGTAGCTCCTCAACCGTTGCATGTTTTTCTTGGTTCATAGGCATGAGACGTGTTTGGGTTTCTTGTGGAGTGGCTGGCCGAAAAAGGACTGTTCCGACTCTTCGCGGAGTCCTTGCCAGCCTTTGCCAATCGTGTTTTCAATCATGGCGATGGCTCGCTTCTCACCCATAGCGGCGAGGTTTTTAAGCTGCGATTCTGCCATCGTCGGCGTGATCGGCTTTTTGATTTCCTTTCGGTATTTGATCCACTTGTTCCACGATTCCGAAAATTCAGGAGAAACAAACGGGAGCGGCAGCGACTCTTCTTTACTTTGGTTCTGGTTCTGGTTCTGGTTCTGGTTCTGGTTAGAAGCAGACGCTTGGCGTTCGCTTAGCGTTCGCTTAGCGTTCGCTAGCGGAGAGTCTTTTTTGGCCTTTCCTCCTAGTGAACCGGCTTTTTTCGCTTTCTCGGATTTGGCCTGATACTTCTCGATTTCGCGGTCGCAGCGGCGGTGATGCCAGCCGTCCTCTTGCTCGACAAAGAACTCTTCCAGCACTTCGCTTAGCACTTCCTCATTTACCCGTAAGCGTTTGCTAAGCGATTGCTTAGCGTTCGCTAGCGGAGCCTCAGTGTCATAGTAAAGGTCAAGGCACCGCCGGTAGCAAAGATCGTGCAACGGCTCAAGATGAGCGGTCGCCATCATGTAATCGGACGGGTTAAATGGGTAGTGGTTCATAACTCAATCCTCGCTTTCGCTTTCGTTCAGATTGCCAAAAAGCGGCATTTCCTCGCGGGCGATGCCCTCGGCTGCCGCTGTGCAGTTTAAGACGGCCTGCTTGTAGTAAGCCTCCTTCAACTCGATACCGATGGCGCGGCGTCCATTGATGATTGCGCCGTAAGCCTCGCTCCCAACGCCAAGAAATGGCGTCAAGACCACTTCACCAGGATTTGAGCGCAGGACCACGACTCGCTCGATAACGTCAAGTTGAAGCGGGTGAACGTGTTTTTCATCGTCCGGGTCTTTGCATTCCTTGTAGGGCAGGACGCGCTCAATCCGAACATCGTCCCAAAAGGCGCTGGCGTATTGCCGCCAGATCCAATGCGAGAAACGATTCTCAGTCTGCTTTCCGGTGTGGCCTTTGTAGGCCAGAAGCTCATGCGGCATCTGGCGCGAACCGGCGTAGCTGTGAAGTCCTGTCGGATGAGCCACAGGCACTTCGTTCTCACCATCACGGCGGAACAAAAGCAGATAATCGGCGCTCGCCACGTCGCATAGGCTGGAGTCGTCCACGATGGTTTTGTGAGCGAGTCCCTTCGCCATCGTTCGGAGACGAACGGCAAGAGGTTCTTTCCACACGGAGTGACGAGCGATGAACTTGAAACCGTTCGCCAAATGGAGGCGGATGATGTCGCCGGGAAAGTCTGTCAGCGTGCATCCGGCATTGCATGAACTTGGAATGTCCATGCAATGAACGGCGGTAATCCGGCCCGGCTTCGTGAGTCGTGCAATCTGCGAGACGACAAACCCGTAATGCTCAAAGAACTCTTCATAGTTCCGGCAGTTTGACAAATCCCGCTCGTCGGAACTGTAATTGTATAGCCCGCAGAACGGCGGCGAATAGACAGACAGATCAACAGACCTGTCTGGTAGTGATTGCATGACCTCGCAGCAGTCTCCGTTATAGAGGGCGAATTGGTCCGTTACTTTTTGTGTGATTACAGCCATGATGGTGTGATTTCGTTGGTGGTTGGTTTCTCTTTCTTTTCAATCCGCAACTCATTGTTCATAAGCTGAACAAGATGCGAAAACATTTCCTCGGCTTGCGCCGCTTTGCGCTGGAGATTTTGCAGGACTCCACGCTCGCCTTCGGATGTCACTACGTCGATTGTGACGGCGTGCTTTTGACCAAAGCGCCAGCTTCTACGGATGGATTGGTACCACTGCTCGAAGCTATGCGAGGGGAAAAATGTTTGGTGGTGGCAGTGCTGCCAGTTCAAGCCAAAGCCTGCGATTTTTGGCTTGCTGATGAGCACGCGGATTTGACCGCTAGCAAAGGCGTCAAACCGCTCTTCCTTTACCTCATCGGGATCGTCGCCGGATACTTGGACGGAATCCTTGATGATTTTTTCCAGCCTGTCGCCCTCGCTGTTCAGGTGGCACCACATGACCGCACTCTTGCCGGAGTTCTCCACGCACGCGGCAGCCATCGCGCAACGCTCTTCAATGGTGCGGCTTCGCTCTTGGCGCTGTTCGGCTAGACCGTGAGCAGGCATCGAAAACAGCATGCCCTCAAGTGGCGCTTTCGCCTCAACTATGTGCTCGCGGGTTATAAGTTCAGGCAGCTTAAATTTACCATCGCTAAAGCCAAGATCGGACGGCTTGCGCACAGCCCGCGCCCATGAGCATACCCATCGCCAGAAATCGCGCTCGGCATGTCCACGAAAGCGATAGATGCCGGAGCGGTGCTCTTGGCTTCGTGAGGTTGTAGCCTCCGCCTTCTTGAAGAACTTGCCAAGCATATCCATGAATCCAAGATAGCCTAAAGCCTCGCTGGATGTTCCAAGTTCAATGTGATCGTTTGGCGCGGCGGTAGCGGTGCAAAGAAGACCGAATTTTTGCTTTCGCATGAAGTCGGTCACGGCTGATTTTGTCACGCCGTCAAAGTTTTTCAAAATGCTTGACTCATCGCATACAGTCCCGGCGAAATCATTCGCATCAAATAAGTGGAGCTTCTCATAGTTTGTGATGACGACCTTAGCGCCCGGGTGAAACTTACCCGTTGTTGAGCGTGATGCAAAGATGCCAAACTTGGCGGCCTCTTTGACCATTTGCGCACCAACAGCCAGCGGAGTCAGGATGAGCACGGGCTTGTTAGTGTGCCGGACAATGTTCTCAGCATAGCTTAACTGCATCATCGACTTTCCAAGTCCGCAGTCTGCAAACAAGGCAGCCCTGCCTTTCATTACGCTCCATTCGATAAGGCTCCGTTGAAAGTCGAATGCCGCATCAGGAATGAATGTCGGCTTGAATCCGTAGTTGCCTCCAAGGTGGGTCTTACGATTGATAAACTCTGAATAAGTTGTCATATCTTCAAAAAGGTGCTCCCCACGAAACCAAGGCTAGAAATCCGATATGCGCGGGTTCCTTGGAGTGTGGGGAGCATTTTGAGATGTGGCATATTGACTGGCCGTTTCTAGTCGGCGTGCGTTGACTATTGCGTTACAGACTCGGCTGGCAAGGGGTTTTTGGTGGCGAAAAGCCGATGGCATCTTTCAGGCGCTTGAGCGTGCAAACGTCGCCATCCGCCAAATGTAGATTTTCCATCAGGGTTTGCTGAATCGCTGCCCGTAAGGCTTCGTTTTCGCGCTCAAGCTCCGCCATCTTGGCGCAAAGGTAAGCAGTGCCGCAAGCGCCGCGTGAAAAGGCATCAAATGCGGCATCGGTAATTGGCGTTGGTCGTTCTGTGGTGTTCATGGTTGTTTTGTGGCTTCAATGCGTCGGCGTTCTTCGGCCTCTTTGGCGAGGGTGCGCAGCGTGGTGGTGACAAAGTGAGCGGCCACTTTCAAAAGGCGCTCTTTCTCGGGGTGTTGAATCTGGCGGCGGTAACGATAAAACATGCGCCACACCTGCGCGGCCTGCTTTTCGGTGATGTCCGTCGTCAGCAACTCGCGGGCAAAACGCTTGTCCCAAGATGCGGGTAGATAGTTGACCTGCTCCTTCAGGCACTTCACGGCTTGACGCTCGTCTTCGGTTTGATCCCGGCGAGGAACTGACGCTTTCTTTGGCGCTTCCAGCTTCACCTTCACGGGATTGGCAGTGACTTCGCGGTTGCCACACGGGAGCGCCGTGGTGGCGAGGGCGTCGAATAGGAACTCGGGAGGGGCGGTGTTCATGGCATCAAGATTCCGCTGTCGATGATTTTGCCGAGCCATTCGCGCCCGTCGTCGGTGGCCTCGTATTGCTTGGCGTCTGGATTGAGTCGAGCCAGCCCGGCAGCAATGAGCTTGCCCATGCTCTTGAGCGTGGATGGCGCTTTGCTGCGATCTTCCCAGCCTGCTTTTGCAACGCAAGGGAATGGCGTTTGGACAACCTGGGCGAGTTCCGCGACGGCATCCGGGCCGATGTATCTGCGATGCAGCCCGAGCTTGCGGGTGCGGTTTGTGAAGGTGGTGGGTGTCATGGAAGGTCGATGACGTAGGTTTGGCCGCTCGTGACAGTGTTGACGTATGCGATGGCTCGCCAGTCGCCGACTTGGACGTTCTTCACGTTCTGGTACACGCTTTCGGAACTGGAATACTCAGGTTTGCGTACCTGAGTCTCGGCATCTTGCCACGGTATGACAAAAATGGCGCATCCTGGAGCCGGTTTGGCGACGCAATAAGCACGCGGGAAGATGTGGCGGACGGAGAGGCATCCTTCGACCTGCTTTTTGGCAGCGGCTTTTATGCGCTTGATGATGTCGCGGGAGTAGGCGGATTTTGGTTCTTGTTTCATGCGTGGTCGTTGGTGGTGGATCAAAAGGGAATGTCGTCGGTTTCCATGCCGCCCTCGATTTGCGGCTCGTCATACTGGATCGTCCCTGGAGGCTGACGGCGTGGTGCATTCGGGCGAGGCGCTGGCCGGGTTTGCTGGCGAGGCGGTGGCGCTTCTTCTTCTGGTAGCGTGAGGTTGCCGAGAATTGGCGCTTGAACGCCAGAATCACGCGCTTCCTTTGGCAAATCCTGCGAGACGAAATGCGTATCGCCATACTGGCCAGTGCCGTTTTTGTTCGGCCATGCGACGAGGTTAAGGTACTTGCCGTTTTTACCCTCAAAGATGTAGTCTTTGAGAATCTTCGTGACGTTGATTTTGATTTTGATGGGACGTGCCATGATGTTCGTGTTTTGGTTAGGCCGGGATGGCCGTGATGGTGATTTGAACGCCGGAAGGCTCGCCAAGTGCGGCCCAGCGTTTAATGAGCATGCCGGAGCAGGCTTGGCGGTCGTCATGCCACATCTCAATTGAGGTGAGGGCATCAAGGATTGCCTTGTCGAGGTTGTCGCGGTCGGGCGTTTGCGTGTGCCATTTTGGGGCTGTGGATTTAATCTGTCCTTTGCTGGTGAAGTGCGCCTTTGGACGCGGGAAAACGCATTCCCAATCGACGCGAACGGGGCCGTTGCCAAACAAAGGGTGTAGTGAATGGTTCCACATCGCATGTTTAGCGGCAGCCTGCACCGCCTCCTTGAAGTCGTCCGCCGTGTCTGGTGTATAGACCCGCGTGAACGCACCACGTCGGCAGGCTTTGACGCGAGGCTGGCCCTTGGGGATGCAGGGGGCAAAAAAGATGATGGGTTTCATTGTTTGGAGCCTTTGTGGATCTTTGTGTGACAAGGCGGGCAGACCCATATAACCGCTAGCTTTTGGCTGTAATCTTCGTGATGCCCGTGGATCAATCCGCTATTCCCGCATGCTTGGCAGCACTTCGGTTTTTGCAGTCTGCCGCTTTTTACAGCGTGCTTCACTGCATCCCGCGCTCTTGACTTCAAAGGCTCAAGTAAGCGTGCTTGGCGTAACGATAGGCGATTAGTCGCTTTTCTTTTTTCGGAATTTTTGTATTTTTCTTGGGCTTTTTTATAACCTTCCGTTTCCCTGTATTGAGCAGTGTATTTAGCTCGCTTGCCTTTACGCGGGTCGCCTGGGTGCTTTTTACGCCACTCTCTTGCTCGCTGCGCGTTCTTAGCCCTTCGTTCTTCAATGGTTTGCATAACGCATTATGGAATGGTTTTAACAAATGTCCATGCCATAACAATCAATCGCGAAGATTTTCACTTCTCGCAAGCCTCCCAGAGTGTCGGGTTGCCGTCAGCGTCGCGGTGCTTGGGGCGGTTAATTTTCCAATGCTCTTTTAGTTCGGCCCATGTTATGCAGTCCCGGCCATTTATTTCGACACCTCTTGATTTAACGCAAAAAACTTGGGTCCATTGCATCCCATTTACTCCACCAGATGAGGACAGCAGCACGCTTCCCGGTGTCACGTCCTGCGGCCCGAGCGGTTGTTTGGGGGCCTTTGCGGCGTCGAGTTCGTCCGCGAAGGCGCGAATCTGTTTGGTGATGTCGTGGATGTTCATTGTGCAGATGTTTGGAGTTTTGCCTCTTCCTGGATACTTGCCCACGTTGGGCGTGTGGTGGTTATGTTTTGCCCCTCAAACGCCATCGGCCATTTGTCAGAAGCGGTAGCCTCAATGAGGCGCTTAATGAGTGTCGAAGTGTAAAGCCATCCGGCTTCAATGTCGGGCGGAGAAAGCTCCGTCACGCACGTTTCAAAGGGCGCTTCGGATTCCTGCCACACGAATTTGAACCGCGTGCGCTGGTCGTTTGGGAACATAGCATTCCAAAGATTCAAGTACATACCTGCTTGAACGTGGTAGCCAAAGTTTGAAACTGCTTTAGCAAAGCCCTCGGCGCTGAAATCGTTGATCGTTTTCAAATCGGCCAGAAAGTCCTCACCTTCCGGTGCGAGGTCCACAAGGCCCTTGCATTTAACACCCAGCACACGGCCAGCAATGATAACCTGGGACTTAGACTTGGCGAAGATGTCGGCGGACGCTTTGCAGGTTTCGGTCAGCATCTTGGCGGCCTGTTGGGCAAGCTCTACGTCTTCCTTGGTGGCAAGAATGAGTTTCGCGGCCAGTTGTGCATCGCGCCACTCTCGCGCCTCCTTGGTCCGGTAGGAGTCATAGGGCGATATAGCGATGGACTCGCTCAAAAGCTCCGGCGTCGTAGCAAGGCAATCTACCAATGAACCCCACTGCATCGCAGCCGTTGGCTCCATCTTGCGAGGGTGGTAGCGCCACTTCCAGAGAGAGCGCGAATCAAGTTCGTAGATCACCGACTTTGACAAAAACGAGTCCGCCGCGTGGATGTTGGCGCGATTGCAAGTCAGTTTTGAATGGTAGTCGCGAGGGCTGATTTCAAAAAGATTCATGCTTCAAACCCTCCTTTTTCTTTGTTCCACTTCACACCAAGCACCTTAGCCCGTGCCACGATGGCTCTTTTGACCTTCTGCTGAGGTTCGCCCGAGAGCTGTTTATCTGCCTGCTCAATATAAGACGCGAGGCTTTGAGCATCGGACGCTTTCACATCTTCGATGATGTCGTTTGCCAGCATCTCGGCCTCAGTAGGCTCGGCATCTTCCGGCGCAGGTTCAACAACCTGGGCCTCGACTACTGGCGTGGCTTCGGCTGGCGCTGGCTCTCCGGGTAGCTTCGTGGGATCAAGCGGCGTGGCACGAGCGGGCTTCGGCGTCACGTCGCGAGCATTGGCAAGCCCTGGTGTAGCGGCTGCTTCGTCCTCGTCCGTGATGCCGCTAAAACCAAACGCCACGCGAGCACCTTGAATGGTGGCCTTGTGGCGCAGCATGCGGCGTTCCATTTTCCAAGGCTCTGTATTACGGCGGCATTCCGCGAGGTACTCCGTTACCCGTGTCGGATGGCTGCGGTCCTTGCGGTAAATGATGGACGTGCAGGAAACGAGCCTACCCTGTTCGTCGTGCTCGAACTGGTAGTCGATGCCGTCAAACTGCGGATGGTCGTTCATCATGCGAATCCAGCCGTCGATTGAGACGACCGGCACAATGCCGCCGCCCTTGGCCGGAAAAGCATAGATTTCCTTCGTGAGCGGATTGAGGCCGTATTCATTCGAGACAACCACGAGGGCAAGCAGTTCGTCGTTTGTTGCCCCGCGAAACACGGTGTTTTTGAGGGTTTCGAGGAGCTTGCTTGGCTCCACGTTGTATTTGCCAGCCATCAAAGCGAGGGCAGATGTTTGTTTTTGTGGCACTTGGGCCAGTTGGGTATCGCTCATAATGAAAATGGTGAGGTGGTGTTACTTGATGAGTTTTCTGGCAAGAAGATGCTTGCGGTGCAAAGCCTTTAGCTTGGCTGGCGTGATGCCAGGAATACGTTTGAACGGTTCAAAGTCGATGGTGACCACTTTGAGCAGCAATTCACTCAGCGCGTAGTATTCCGGAAACTTGGCGACGAACTGGTCGCGAGTGAGCTGCGTTTGCTTATCGAACGAGATAACCTTCGGCTCTTTTACGCAAAAGAAACCTGCTGAGTAATTAGTCGCGTTGCCGTAGCCGGTGTTTCTGTTGCCGGTGTTTCTGTCGCCGGTGTTGCTGTAGCCGGTGTTGCTGTAGCCGGTGTTTCTGTAGCCGGTGTTGCCGTAGCCGGTGTTTCTGTAGCCGGTGTTGCCGTAGCCGGTGTTGCTGTTGCCGGTGTTTCTGTCGCCGGTGTTGCTGTAGCCGGTGTTGCTGTTGCCGGTGTTTCTGTCGCCGGTGTTGCTGTAGCCGGTGTTGCCGTAGCCGGCGTTGCCGTAGCCGGCGTTTCTGTCGCCGGTGTTTCTGTCGCCGGTGTTGCTGTCGCCGGTGTTTCTGTCGCCGGTGTTGCTGTAGCCGGTGTTGCTGTTGCCGGTGTTGGACTTGTCATTACCGACCTTGCCCGGCGTGATCTCCTCAACAAGTCGGATGCGACGAGCAACTAGTTTAAAATTTGCTCCCGCTTCGGTTGGAACTTCTAACACATCCTCGGCTTCGCATTGGAACACGCGAGTCGTTGACGAGTTGTAATAAGACCAAACACCGGAAGGCTGAACGCAGAAGTGATAACCTTTGACGCATAACTGCAAATCGCCCTCGATCACAGGCGACCATTCGCCAAGGATGAATTGATGATCGCGGCATTTGAGATCGCTGTCAGTGGCTTTATAGCCGGTCATTTTTTTTATGTAGGTGCTCATGGCGTGGTGGTCGTTTAGTTGTGGTAAATGACGGCATTCGTTGCCGCCAAAATGGTTTCAAGCGGCGTGCATGCCGTGAAGACCGCGCTCCAATCGGGGAATTTGTGGTCTTTGCCGCCGTGGACAATCACGACGGGGAGGCCGTTTTGCTCGCTGAAAATGAGGTGGCCCTTGTAGCCTGGGGCGAGGAATCGGAGGTTGTTGGCGCTGGCGATGGAAACGCCTTTCGCAGTGCGCTCGTGCTGAATGTCGCCGTCAACTTGCTTCCAGCCCGCGAGGGAATCAGAGACGGCTTCCATGCGTGAGCGGTCAAAGGGATTCTTGAGCGAGTCGAGCCAGACAAACCATGCGATTTCCAAATCAACCTCAAGGTGCAGCTCGCGGCACTTGGCACAGAGGCCGTCCTGCTCATTGCGGTCGTGGTCTGTCAGGTCGCGGCCACATTCACATGGCGCGGGAGGAAGGTCGTCGTTTGCTCTCATGGCCGGAACCTTGAAGCATCCCGGCGAATCGCGCAAATGATTTCCTCAACAAAATGAAGATTATTTTTCCTTGCCGGAAATTGGAGAGTTGATAATATGACGCATGGAAACGACCAAAACAGATTACAGTTGTCCAAATTGCCGCCGCGTTCGCCGCCGTGAAAGCGGGGCCGAAACGATGGTTTTCCGCTGCTCGTGCGTTGGTGGCCTCATCGAGTGCCATCGCGTGAAATGGGACTTGGCAGACTGGACACTTCTCAACCAACCGCTAGCTGATGACCTGGGCGTTGGTGTTCATGCCGTTCGCGCCAAGCGGGCAGAGCTTGAACTGCAACGCGGCACAGTCGGCAGGAAGCCTCACAAGCGGCCTGCTCGCCGCGTGGATGCCAGTTTGATCGACCCTAAGAAGTCGGTGAAGGAGAACGCGAAGGCTCTTGGCTGCACACCACAGCGGATTCGACAAATTCAAAAAGAACTCAACCAAACGACCCTATGATGACCCACGCCCAACTCGAACACTTGCGCAAGATCGACGCGCACCTTGAAAAGCTGCTCTCGCAAGCCGAGAAGCGGACGCCAGGGCGGTGGATTCGCAAAAGCTACGTTATTAAGCAGCCATCTGGCAGAGTATGCGCTGACGTGGGACCTCACCACACGCCACCAAACGAATATCCGCCTTCATGTCAGCGAGCCGACGAACAAAACGGTGATTTCATCGCCTCATGCGCAGGCAACGCGGAAGCAGGGTGGAAGGCGACACGGGCGGCGATTAATGCGGCTCTTGAGTGCGAGTCTTGGGATGCCGACTTGCGCAAAATGTATCTACGACCAGACGCGGAACGGATTCTCGAAGACATCCTCGCCGCCTTCCCCCTCGAACTGCTGTCCTTGCGTCTTGACTGACCACTGAACCCAAATCCATGACGCCATAACCACCCCTGAAATCCGCCCTCGTGTATTTCTGGTTCGCCTCTGGCATCACTTACAAGGGGCGCAGAATAAAAGATGCCTGGACATTTAAAACCCGCAAACTATGAGCCGCCGCAAACCCAAAACGCACACGATCCGCACTTGGCCCGCATTTTTTGGCCCTGTTCAGGATGGCTCTAAGCCTTTCGTGATTGGTGAGAATAAGCTCGATTTTCAAATCGGCGACACGCTTATTATTCGCGAATGGTGCCCGAAAGAGGACAAGGCGACAGGCCGCGAATGCCGGGCCGTTATTACCTACGCTTCCGAATGGCAGCAAATCCGAGGTAATGTCGTCCTCGGTATCCGACTCCTGCCGCAGGACGCGGAATGCAGCCAGCTTGGCGAAGACTTCTCCAAACTTCCAATGTGCGCGGCATGACTTCCTATGAGCAAATCCGAAACCTTTTCAATGCCTCCGCAACTTGTCGAAACGGAAAACAGCCACAGCTACATCACGATCCTGGATGCGATTTTGTCGAGTGCGCCGAAGGTGATAAGTGTCGTTGCCGACTTGCTGATGGCGACGGTGGACCCGTTTCCGCCTTCCTCATCCGCTGGCGGGAGCGTTTCGCCAAGTAAGACCTGCCGCCGCTGTCTCGGCACGGGCCGGATTCTGCGCAATGCAGGAACGGGACTGTTGGGCGATTGTCACGTTTGCCGCTCTTGAATCACGCCGAAAACCATGTACCTTACCACTATGAAGCGCCTCCCACTCCTCGCCTTCCTTGCGTTTTCCACCCTCGCGCATGCCTACGATCCGTTGGCATCTCCAAAGCGCCCCGGCAAGGACGCTGGCCCTCACGAATGGGCCAACTACGAAAACGCCGTCGCGGCATGGAACCAACGCACCGCCGCAGCACAGCGGCAGGCCGTCGCAGATGCCGCACGTCAGCGCCAAATCGCCATTGCTGCCGCGCAGGCTGAACTCAGTCGCCGACTTGCAGCCAGGGAGGAACGCGAACAGCGGGAGGCCGATCTAGCTTACCGGCTCTGGCTGCGTGAGCGGCAGATTCAGGCAATGGAGCTTCAAGCGCAGGCTTTGGCGAGGATTGCGGCGGCAAAGTAATTTTATGGACACCACACAAAACCACACACCCGGACCTTGGCGCTGGCTTTCAGGCGCGGAGGCTGGCAATGGATTTAGCAACTGTGATTTATCTTACCTCGTTGGCCCGTTGTATGACACGTCTCTTAAATCGTGGGAAAGGAAGCAGGAAATTTGCAATTTCGGCAACGATGAAACCTACTATCCAACGGAAGGCGTAGAGCCATCGGATGCAGACAAGCTATTAATTGCCGCTGCTCCCGACCTGCTAGCGGCTTGCCTCAGAGTGCTTAACCCTACGGATGAAGGTCCGACGCTGGATACAATAATCCGTGCCGCCGTTGCGAAAGCTCTCGGTCAAAACCAGTGATTTATGAGAAACGTCAACCTGCCCAAAACGAAAGTATTTATCCGCCGCGATGCCTTCGGAGGCCCCGTGGATGAATTTGAACCCGCTTGGCTCGTCTCCGTGCGAGCCATGCGAAACCGCCCCTTTTGCTTTCAGGCATGGGTTGAGAAATACGCCGCATGCTATGACAAAATCCCGCCGCAGTGCGTCTATTGGTTTGAGCCGGACGACGATCATAAAGCCCTTCCGCTACACAAGGTCCAGATGTGGGAATGCTTGTCTGGCTCCGTTGAAGTCTGGCGCAAGGACCAACTCTCCGACGTGCCGGTTCTGGTAAACCTTGGCAAAGGCAATCCACCTATCGGCGGCCATTACTGGTTCACTATTGACTATCTACCCGAGGGACAAGCTGGTGGCACCCTTGACGTGGGAGATTCTGAACTGCTGGAAGAACACAAGGAGGGCAACGTCATCAAGCTCTCGAACGGCCAGATTGCCATTTACCCAAACAACCGCCTCAAGTGGCTTCCCGTTTCGCTTACCGGCAAAGATGCCGCCGCCGCTATTCCCGATTGGAGCGTCGCCACAAATGCCCAATGGGATGAGTGGTGGTCTGACTCGGACGAGATTCTAGGAGACGCCAAATGGGCTTATTGACGTTAGCTTGTGGCTTGAAAGTGCATGGCGTCTCTTGACCAAAAAGCTCCCGCTGGCAGCCATCCTTCTTTTGCGAACTCCTCCATCACTTCTAGCGGCATCGTAGCTGAACTAGGCCAGTGTTGATGATTGGCGTTGTCGTCGGGATCAATGTCCACGGCGGCTCCACGAGCATGAAGGCTCGGCAAACTGCCTCCACGCATGACGCGGTTGTTGTAGCAGCCCGCGTAACGGGTGAGAACGTATTTGTTAGGGCTTTTAGCAATAGCTTCCAAGACTCGGCGCAAACTAGCTCCGACTTTTCCGTGACAGCGAATGAGCTTTACCGGCTTGCCGTCGTATTTCAGCCCCAGGTCAGATACGTCAATAGGCACCAGTTTGGACTCGTCGCCTGCCCGTCCATAGAATTTACTCAGGCTGTTTTGATCGCTGGCGGGCCAAGGATTCGGTGACGGCATGAGCTTTCGCAAATGAGCTTGGCAAGCTGCAATGCTTTTTGGGCCCCAAAAGCCGTCATCAAGGACGCCGATACGGCGCTGCATGATTTTGATTTTTTTCTGGTTCATAGTGCCTCAAATTTGCCCTTGCATGCTAAATAGCAATACCAAATCCCTCATGGCCCACTTCTTACTTTCCGCACCGATAATCTTGAGCTTCACGCGGCATGCCGAATCGCTCAACATGAGGCTTGCGCGACAATTGCAGTTATCATTAACGTCGCCGTACACAAACACTTCTTCGTTTCCAGCCATGTCTATGAATGTGACTTCCACGAGAGCGCGGCTGTCTTGAATAGTCCTCCAAAGGGCTGCCTGAAACGCTTTTTTCATGCCGGGCTGCCCCATGTCGAGCATACCTGTCTCGATCACAGCCTCATAGGCTCGGTAGTATCGCGAGCCGGAATAATCCACATACCCATAGCCCGCATACTGGTCCGGCATTGGCGTTGAAGTGCTGTAAGCCGTGAACGCCGATTGTGAGCCGAAGGAATTGCCAGCACTGTCCATTTGGGCGCTACTATCCCAAACGAATAAGCGGCCCGCCTCGTCGGCGAACACGATTTCCGGCCTTCCAGGCTCCATTTGGGCGCTGGCGTAAATCTTGGGATAGGAGAACGGACCCACCATTCCGCGCCCCATAAGGTCAAAGGCAAACCCGATTAGCGAACCATCAAGGCCGGGGGCGAACATCCAGATATGTTGACTGGCGGCGTCTGGAAAGACCCATGTGCGGTCTGGCTGGCGCAAAATAGCATCGGTGTCGATATACTCGCGGAGCAATTCCAAAGCTCCAAGGGCCGCGAATTGGCTCGTTGCCACCGTGGAGGTGAAGTCTGCCGGGCGGGCCATATCGAGCGTGCGGAGCTGCAAATCTGCCGCCCAATAGTACATGGATTTGCCCTCGTAGATCGTGACGGCGCTCTGTGAGATGGCTCCGGCTGTCGAGGCCGGATAGACACGTTGCGCCGGATCAACCGGGTTGATGATGGCAAAACCCGCGAGCGTGTGAATCTGCAAATCAACGGCGGTAGCGATGAGGGCCGTGACCTGCTGGGAACCGGCTGGCGTGCCGGGAATGGAAATCGTCTCGTAATCTGCCGCCAGCAAAGAGCAGCCTTCCGGCGCTACTTCGTCCACGGTGGCGACTTTGGACGCATAGAGGCGGTCTGGATGATCCACGAGGCCGCCGCGAAACATTTGCTCGGCTGCGAAGGCGTGGAACTTGTGCGGAAGTGGGCGCTGTTGGTCCGCGCTCATGTCGTCCTCGCCAAAGACGGTTGCAGTGCCGACAACTACCGCAGCGGGCGTGCCTGAGTTGTCAATGTCTGCCGTGCTGATTAGCTTCCATACGGCTTCGGAATCCTCTCCGAACTGCATGTAGAGCCGGATTTTGGTAAAACGCCCACCCTCGGCGGCAGCGTTAGCGGCAACCGTAATGCTGATGTCGTTATTGGCCGTGTTCGGGATGATGACCGTATTTGAGATGGGTGAGCTTGGCCCCTCGTAACCGTGGCCTTGATAGCCAGGGTCCCAATAGCGGGCATAAACGGTCACGGTTCGGCTGGTGTAACCTTCGCTCGCGCCGGAACCTACGCCTTGGCTGATGGTGACGTAAAGCGGCGTTCCGCTGCCTGCGCCCGGATAAGGCGTTGCAGAGCCAAAGGAGAAACCCGCCGTGACGAGCGTGAAAATTTCCGAACTGCTCGCACTAGCGGAAATGCTAATCAGACCCGTTACGAGCGGGTCAGCCGCCACATAGGCGACGAACTGGTCAAAGGTGTTCGTGGTGCCGCCCGTGACAACGTAGAGGTAAGGGTTTGCCGCCGTTCCTGTTCCTGCGAGGGTGCTCGAAAACGGAACCGTGCCGGAGAGTTGGTTGTAGGCCAGTTTGAAACAGCTATTGCCGTCCACGCCTGCTTTCCACGCCGGAAGAGCTGAGACAGTCAGGCTTTGGGTGCCGTTGATGGTCCAGAGCCGGTTACTGAGCACGCCCGTGTTTCCAGTAATCGTGATCGCGCTTCCAGTTTGCTCCAGTGAAAGCTGGAAAGTGGTGAGGTTCGTGGATGCCGTGTAAGTGGCTCCAATGATGAAATAGATGATGTTCGCCGTAATGCCGGTCAGCGGCGTAAAGACGGTGGCGACGGTGAATTTATCGTTCACGGCCAGATTGTGCGCCGTGCGGGTGAAGACATCCGTCGTGATGTTGACCGTCAAGATTGCGCCCGTGACCTCGTAATCGAAGCTACCAGCGGAGCGAGTGCCGATATTGAGCGCCGAAGTGCCCGCCACGGTCGTCTTGATCGTGAACGTTGTCGGGGATGGAACGCTGTGGACGTAGTAGGTAACGCCAGCCGTGGAGCCGCTTGGAACAGTTCCGCTCAAAACCACCGCGTCATTCACGGCTAGATTGTGCGGGACGGTGCGAATAATCGTGTCTGATGCCGCATCCGAAGCGGCGGAATAGGCCACGTTGGTATAGAAGAAATCACCCGAACCATCGCTATCAATGTTAAAAACAGCACCTCCGCGTGTGGCCGAAATCTTGAAACTGTCTGCCGTTGGAACGCTTTCGACAAAATACTTCGTTCCGGCGACTAGATTGGTCGGCAGCGTGCCGGAGACAGTCGAGTATTTGAGGCCGTCGCCCGCTACTAGATCATGCGCAACACGAGAAAACGTGTCGGAGCCGTGGGAAGCCGTGACCAGCCTTGACGCGCCCGTAATGGCAAAGTCTCCACGCCCCTCCGCCGTCACGTCGATCTGAGTCCCGCCCGAAGTAGCCGCAATGGTAAGCGTATTGGCAGAGGGGGCAGTTTTGACAAAATAGGACGTAGCAGCGGCTAACGGCGTCGGCAGCGTCACAGCATCTTGAAAGACCACCATGCCATTCACGAGCCTACCGCTGGCTTGAAGTGTGTTTGCCGTGCTGGTAAGCGAAAACGAGGTGTACCCAGGCACCACAAAAGACGCCTGCGTATTGGCCGCACTAGCGGGAGCCACGAGGGAGATAACCGGCGCAGTAGGGGCCTCGTTTGTGCCTGCTTTACGCCAGATGCCCGGTATAGCGGTTCGCCCGAGCTGGACAATCACGTTTTCATCCACGCCATTCCCGAGGAACCATGCGCCCTGATTCGGGTAGCCATACCAGCGAGCGGCGGCATTTAGCCCCACGGCCAAGACGGTGTAAGTAGGCGTTCCAGTCGTAAAAGCATAGGCTCCGCTGGTGTAAGTGCCATCGTCGCCGAGATAAAACCATCCACGGCAGGCGCTTTCGATGGACGCCGTAAGGTCGTAGAGAAGCAGGAAGTTCTTGCCTTGCCGCTTGATCTGAATGGCGACGGTTTTGTTTGCTGTGCGGGCAGTGCTGTCAACTCCTACGCCGGTAGAATAGCCACTGAACGGCAAGGTGCGATAAATGCTTTGCACCGTAGTATAGATGCTATGCGTGCCAGTGCCGGTATCCGTGATGTCCCGTGTATCAACGCCATTGGCCGCAAAGAGCGTGAACGTGCTGGCTGAAGGGGTTGTTTTAACGGTGTATGTCGTGGACACTGCCAAACCTCCCGGCAGGGTTCCAGTAGTAACCACTTGGAGAGTGTCATTCACTGCTAACCCATGAGATGCCATCGTGAAAACATTCGTTCCCGCATCCACCGTAAAGGTTTTGCTGCCAGTTCCCATGGCCCAAAGGTTGTTGTAGATCGGTGGGCCGCTCCACCCGTCCTGTGGCCGCAAAACGATGTTTCGGCACTGCTCCAGCGCAATTCCCTTGTCCGTCGTCTCCTCAAGTCGGGACACCGGCTTAAAAGCTCGAATCGGATAGGATTGCTGGCGTGACATAGGGTGAAATTAGTTCATCATGTCGATTTGACGCCGCGCAAGTCCAGGGCCGCGTGAGTTTGCCCACGTCTGAGAGGCCATTTGAGCCATGGGGGCAATCTTGGCAACGTCGCCCGTGAAATCTGGATGGCTGCTGAACGCCATCAAAACAAGAGGCTTCAAAACGCTGTCATCGAGTCCGTTAGGCAAGAGGGCCGTGCGGGCATCGTCCCAGCTGGTCACGACAAGGGCGCGGACATCGGCCCGGAAATGCAGGATGTAAGCCTCGTCTGGCAGCGAATCAAACAGGATGCGCCGGGAAGGTGTTCCGCTGGCATCAAGGGCGTCTTCCACGGCTGCCATGATAGGACGCTGGATGCGGCGGCGGTCCATTCCAAAACGAATCTGGTCAATGACGGCACGGTCAACTAGGCGCATCTCCCATTTGCGATCCAAGCTCATCGGCTCGTAGATTTTGGCGATCTCGATTCCGACCGTGGTGCAGTCGAAGTGAATCGTTGCCGTGACATTCGTTCCCGTGCTGCCCATGTAAGGGTTTTCGAGCGTCACGGTGCCGTTGGACTTCACAAGCCGGTTCTCGCGGAAGTCTCCCGTGATTTGGATGGTGCAGCCGAGCATGTATGACTGGTATCCGCTCGTGAACGTGATAGCCGTCGATTGCGCGGTGACGTTCTCGATGGTCACAGTAGCAGGGCTGCGAATCAGCGCCGTCTTGTTCTCCTGCTGGCCTCCCGAGTAAAGCTGCTGCAAGACCGCGTTCAGGTCCGAGAGCATCCGTTCACTCGTCAAGGTGGGCAATCGCGCCACGGATGTACAGCCCGCGTAAGGGAGTAGATGGGAGCGGATGGCGGCTGCGGCGGACATGGGTTAAAAGTTGGCGATTCGTTCACGCAGAACATCAAGGTATGCTCGCATCATCGACTCTTGCCTGAATAGGCAATCGTTTTCATCGACTGAAACAGTCTTGATTTTGTCAGATAGAACAAAAGCGAGCAGTTTCGCGTGACGTTCAGCCAATTCGGCTTCCTCGTTCAGGACGCGGAGTTGATGAGGGGTGGGAATAGTCATAGTTCAGTCTTTCGGTTCACGACGCTTCACCCAGCCCGCATGGGCAAGTACAACCGTCGATTCGGGGTCTTGAAGGGAGGCTTTGAGCTTGTCCGCGTCCACTTCAAGAGCGGCGGCTAAGTCTTTGAGGCGCATCGGAGCGTCGAGTATGTCCCATGCGGCGGCGTAGAGAGGTTTTTCTTCCGGCTCCACGGGGGCGGTTTCCGGCTCCGGTTCTGCGATTGGCTCCGGCGTGGTCTCGGTTTGCTCCTCGGTGGCCGGTTCTTGAATGGTTGCAGGAACGGGATTTGAACCTACTCCATCTTGGTTTATCGAGACTCCCAATGCACTATCCTGTGGCAATTGCTGCACAAAACTACGCATTTTAGAATTTCCTTCTCCACTGCGATTTTCCCCTTCGATAGCACCATTTCCCCAATGTTGTGCTCCTTGAATTTGGGGTCTTGGTGATGGAAGTCCAATGTCGCTGGATGCGACTCCCCGCATCTGCTGCACCCTAGTTTCGTTTTGACCTCCGCTAACCAGTTTTTCAACTTCTGGCGCTGCTTTCTGTTTCGTAAGTGGTATTTGTCCTTGTGGGCTAAGTAATGTCTTCTCGCACATTCCGCCTGCTTCTTCTTGTCTTTGTATGGCATGAAGAACATTACCACTTAGGCTCAAATCGTCAATAGGATATGAGCCTGACGACTTAACCTCTTGTCCATCCTGCGATGTGGAAACGATTTCGACGGCTTCACCTTCCGGTTCGGCTGGAGTTTCGGCAACTGCCACTTCCACGGTTGCGGGAGGCGCATATTCGCCGCCAGCCTCGCAAAGCACACGGCCAGCAGGCCCAGGCGGCAGGAGTGGATCGACAAAGTGCGCGTAGGCGTGGAAAGAGTTCTGGTTTGCGATCTGCTTTGAGATTCCAGTCGTGAGGCGTTGCCATTCGGCCTCACTCTTGCACTCGTAGGAGCACACTTGGGGCAAATACGGGTCTTCCTTCGTTCGTGGAGTCGTGCCGTTAGAGATGCTTCCTTTGCAGGTGATGTTTTTCGAGCCGTATGATTTGGGGTTACAAATCAAAAGTCTGAGCTTCAAACGAGGGGCGTGTGTGTCCATAGAGGTGAAGGAAGTATTGACGAGCCTAGCCGAAAACGCTAGTGTTTTCCTTGCGCCCACAAAAAAGCGGCAGAGCCTTTCGACTCTGCCGCCTAGATTTAGGTTTCTAACCTAACTCGTACTACTCAATTTGCGGCATTCCGTCCAGATTATATGCCGCGTATGCCATCACGAGGCCAGTGGGAACGCTGTTGGCGTTGATCTGAGTGGTGATGCCATATTGTTCCTCAAATCCGGGCTGGAAGATCAACTGCATGTTGTCGTCATTGTTGATCGTGATTTTGCCAGCGCCGGAGCCGCCCATGACAGCGCCGAAGCCGTGCATCAGCGCGTCCTGACCAAGACCCCACAAGCGAACAAACGGCTGGCCGTAGCTGTTGCAGGGAACCACCTTGGAGCCGATGGCAAACGACTGAGTGTGCTTTCCAGCCCACACGCCGCTGTCATAGGTGACGTTACCGAGGGTGGCAAGACGTGCGTCGCTCGTAGTAGCGCCGAGGTGAGACACGCCCGTAATGGTGTTGCCATTCGTGGTCGTGTAGGAGATCATGCCGAACTTGCCGGTGGTCTTGTCCTGAATCAGCGCATACTTCGTGGCGCTGGTTTCCTGCGTGATCTTCGTGACCTCGTGGGAGGTGAAGGCCGCGCCGGGGAAGAAGCGGAAGTAGAGATGATCCGTGAGGGCCGCAGCGGCAGCGGAAGCGCCGCCTTTGACAGTGCGAGCGGTGGTCTGCGTGAAGTCCAGCGCCTCGCCAAGGAAGGCCATCGGTTGAGCAAAGCAGCCTTGAGGGCCGTTCGCGGAATCGACCTCGACAGTCCAAGGAAGAACCGTGGAGCCGTTCCAGCTCGGGACGATGCCGGAGTACAGGTAGTTGCCTGCGCCGCGATCACCGGCCTGAGCCATGAGGGTCTGCCAGTTGTTGTCATTGCTCAGTTCATCGAGGCCGCGCTCGGGGGCTAGGATGACGTAGCGTTTCACCTCCTGCGCACCGGACTTGCCGACTGCGAAGGGCTTGGCCTGATTGTCAGCCAAACGGCCAGCCATGCGGCGGAACAGGGCGGAATCGGCGTAGTGCGAGCTGCGAAGACCTTCAATCGACGTGGCGGCACTGTTGGCATACACGCTATTGGAGGCACCGGCAGCGGCGCAAGCGCGGAGGATTTCGGCCTCCGTCATGGATTCACGCTCACGGGCAAACCAAGGAGCGAGTTTGCCACGGACACGGGTGTCAGCATCCTTGCCCACGACAGACTGAGCCGCAGAAACGCGGTTCAGGATCACGGATTTGTGATGGTTGCCGAACGTGAGGGCGAACATTGCGCCCTTGATGTTTTCGCCGCCCGATTTGCGGTCTGCTAACGCGCCCTGTTCACCAGGGCCGCCGAGTCCGGCTTCGACGTAAAAGTTTTTGGTGACGCCTTGAAGGTTCTTCAAGCTGGAGACAGTCGCGATGGCGCGACCACCGGCATTACCGGCCATGAGTTTGAAGAAGATGGAGCGAGCGAGGGAGTCGAGAATTGTCCCGGCTGCCCACTGTTGCTCTTGCGAGGATGTGCCCATGTTCGAGACGATTTGGGCGGTCGTGAATGCAGTAGCCATAATGGTGAGGTGTAAAAAAGGTGGAAACTAACGAGGGTGGATTGGATTTGGGTATGCCAAGACGCGGCTATGCCGATCCCAGCGGTTTTGCGGGCGCAAACGGGGCAGGCAGGCCAGAACGCGGCCATCGTGGGCCGGGTGCATGACATGACTCGGGGTGCCGTGGTGAACGGCTGCGTCAGGATCGACTCAGGAGAAGACTAATTGGCGTCCTCGATAGAGTAGAATGCCATACCTTGGGACGGTGCGCCTCCAAGGTTGCGATCCAGTGCCGCCAGAATTTCGGACGCATCTCCACCGGCAATCGCTTGAGAAAGCTGCTGCTGCTGGACTTGAGCCGGTTCAGTAGGTTGGACCATAACGCGGTGCTCGCTAGTCGGCGTGTAACCTCCAGGAATGGCAGACATGGATGCAGGCGCAGGGGCCGTGCTCTTGGCTGCCGTGGAGGGTGTCGCCTGTGGCGTGCGGGAGGAAGGTGAAGCAGCGGGCGCATTGGCCGCGTTGTTCATCTTGAAAGGTGTTCCTTTGAGTAAAAACTCGCCCGCGATTTGCGCAACAAGTTTCTGCTCATAGTCTTCATCGGCCAGGGCAGCGGCATCGGCTCGCACGTTGGCATTGTGAAGTTCAACGAATCGCTGGTGGAAAGGTGTCGTGGCGTCCCTGAGGTCTTCAAAGACGTTGGCAAGCGCCTGAAACTGCGCTTCTCCAGCTTGTGCGGCGGCGGAAACTTCCTCACGCTCCCGCAAGCTCTGCTCGAAGCGTTCGATGGCGCGGAGTTCCGCAAGGGCGGCAACTTTATCCTCGCGAAGGGCGATGACTTCGCGGTAGCGCACGTCGTCCATGACGGGATCAAGCGTCTCAAACTCTTCGCGGAGGGCTTGGATTTCGGCATTCAGCGCTTCAAGGGGTGTGACTGGCGCTTCTGGCGTCTCAGCCTCCAGGTCTGGTTGCGCGGCAGGAATGGTAGCCGATGGCACCATGAGGCCAAGTTGGCGATATGCTTCCTGTTCGGCTTCGCCTAAAGACATCGTTTTGCCTTCGGCCTGCGCAGAGCGGCGAATCTTGAAGGCGGTTTGCTCCACGGCATTTTGGGCCGTCACGCGCACGTCTTCACCGACGCGCCAGTTCTTCGCAAGATTCGGGTCGAGTTCCTTCGTGGGATCGAAAGGCGCGGGAGCCGCTGGAATCTCAGGGGCAGGCTCGGGAGTCGCAACGGGAGCGGGCGCTTGAAATTCCTCAATCGTAGTAGCCGCAGATTCGACTTTCGCCACGTCAACACCGCCATCAAGCGCAGCAATCATGGCTCCAATGTCGTTTGGATCAATTTCGGCGGCTGGCGTTGGGGTGGCGTCTGGCATGGTAAGTATTGGTTTCTCCAAACCTTACCGATGCAACTGGAATTTTCACAGTTATGCAACAGTTATGCAAGTGCGGCCAGGAGTAGGCCCGAAGAGGCAGTTTTGCCGCCGCTCCGCCATGTAATCCTCCTTGGTCATAGCTTTGTATAAGCCGGTAGTGATATTGTGGACAACCACGCAGTCGGCACGTTGCGCAACAGGAAGCGCCTCAATTATCTCCTTAGCTCTAGCTTCTTGGTGGCGCATCATCCACTCAATCAAACCCATTCCATATCGTTGCGGTTCTGCACCAGCAAACAGCGGATTCGTAGCCGCTGCTGCCTTTGCGACCTGCAAGGACGCTGGAACCTTCACGGGCGCGGCGGGTAGCGATTTAGCGGCAAATAGGCCGGTGATGGCCTTGAAGATGTTGCGGCGCTTCATGTGGCTGTATTTTTAGAAACGGTAATGAAATTGTGAGAGTCAAACGTCTTTCCGTCTTTGAGTGATTTGGTGAATGTCATTACCCAACCACTCGCAGCTTCACGAAAGCTAATTTCACGACGACCCGGAGTGTCCACTTCGATTGCTTTAGTGAGTGAAATCTCGCGAGTCGAGCCGTCATTGAAGGCAAGAGTTAAAGTGGCGGTCATGGCTTGACGATCTTGTAGGCGATGATGTCGGATGCTTTGTCACTGTGGTTCCAGCGGAAAAATCCAGCGTTACCCGTATCACCAAAATCATTTGCTCGATATTGAACTTGAACCGTCACGTTGCGATCAACCGGGCTGAACATGCCGCCCGGCCAGTCTATCCAGCCGTCGTTTTCGGGCTGTTTGGCCGTTTGAGGAATAATCTCGTCTAAAGCTGACTGTGATTTAGCTTCATACACTTTTCGCAGTTCTTCGCGGCCTGTTTTCCACGCTTGGAATGCCAGTTCGCTTGTGCCAGCAGACGCCATCTGCGCCGAGCTATACCAAGCATTGAAAGCCTCGCGCTCAGGGTCCACGGGAAACTTGTAGCCGACTGCATCTAGCACGGCTTTGGCGAAGGCTTCACGGGCGGGTTGCTCTTGTTCCCAGTATTCGGAAGAAGAGAATACCGTGAGATGCCAAGACCCTTTAAGGGACGGGTCGAAAAAGGCAGCCGCCGCTCCGATGTTGGCAAGTAGGGAGAGAGTATGAGGTGTGGTCGTTGTCATAGGCGGACACAATAACGCCTTAGACCCACTCGCGCAAGTCTAAGGCGTCAAGTAACCAGTTCGGACGGCCAACGACCAGGAAAACCGCCCGAATGAGGTAATTTACATGGCCGTCGTTCGGCCCGTCTCGACAAACAAGCTGCCGTTATAGACGAAGTTGATGACGAAGTATTTTGCCGTTGTGGTCCCAGTGGCGAGCGTGCCCGTGGTCTTGAAGTTGGCTCCAAAGGTAAGCGTGCGGCTCGTGGTGCCACTTGTAAGAACGATGAGCGTGTACTGCCTGCCCGGAACCGCTCCAGTAACCGTGCCTGCAATCGTCTCATCTTCTGCCGGAGTCAGCGTGTAGGTAGTCAGTGTGCCAAATGGAGCAAAAGCAGGCGTAGCGCCCGGAGCAAGGACGCCGATGCCGACGAACTGGCTGTAACCGATGACGTGCCAAGTGCTTTGTGCAGCCTGTAGAAAGACGCTCTGATATTGGTTTCGCAGAACGTAGGTGGTATTGCCGTCGATGGTTTCGCTCGCATTAGCGTCAATCGTCACCGCGTTGGACGAGCTGTCCGTTTTCTGAATGCAGATAATCTGATTTGTCTGGTTCGTGCCAGCGGGCAGGAGTCCAATGGTGAAGGCCGCCGAGGTGGCGTCAGCAAGAAGCGTATGATCTGTTCGCTTCATCGTGTAGGCGGCACTGATGGCCTTGGCGTTGGCCTTGTAGGCAATGCCGGTGCCGTTCTGCGGATCGGTGATGTTGACGAGGCGCTGAGCGGGGGCGTGACTGCACCAAAGCAGGGCGGTGGTGAGCACGAGAGCAAACAGGGAGGCGAGGCGAGGGTATTTCATGGCGATTTTAGGATGGTTTCAGGGTGCGCTGGAGTATTCAGGAGCGGGGCGGAATGTCAAGCGCGGGGCATGTTCACGAAAACAGCGGGAATTTCGTGAACAAATGCGTGCTCACTGTCAGCACGTTCCCGTGCTTGCTGTCAAAGTAGCGCAAAAGCGCCCACATTGGGCGAATCGACTCCCTGAACCGGTCAGGGGAGTGACATTTGGAAAGTCCGCGCCGGTTGAGAGGACTTTTTTCCTGTTGACGATTCGAGGTGAAGCGGCATTATCGCGCTCACCAAATAGGTTTGCTCTGTGCGAAGGAGTAATCCGCTCCACTGGCAAACCCACTGAGGCCGACTTTTTCGCACAAGGTCGGCCTCTTTGTTTGCCGTTTTAGCGCCAACACTCTCACCTGAAAAGGAGGTCACTTGGCAAAGGTATTGAGAGTAGAGTTCAGCGGTGGCGTAATGTAAATCCGGCATAATCACGTCTAAACCGGGCCTCGCAAAAGGTTCGTAACGCACCGTCGCAAGCGGAGTTACTGGTTCAAGTCCAGTCCGCTGAACTCTACTCTCCGAAGGTTGAATTGAGCGGAAGCTATGATACACACCGCCATAGATAGGGGCTTACCCGCCACAGAATGCGTGCCGAACAGTTCGGAACACCACGCACCGCAAGCAGACGTTGTTACCTGCCCGCTCAATTCAGCCTTCAAATTCGGCGCATGGTGGATCGCAGTTCAGCCATGCAGAAGTCGCTACGGGAAACTGTAGGGCTGCGCTGGAAGCATTTGAGTCGTGTTCTACTGAGACAGCCGAGCGACGAGTTTTCAGCGGTGCGAAAGCATCAAAGCGATGATCCTGATTCCCGACGAAACAGACAGCTTGCAGTTACCCGGCAACGGGACTGCTTTGCTCCGAAGCCATCAAGCCCTCCGAAACATAACTCCAACGACCCATGACCACCGCCCAAACCGCCATCAAAGCCGCCCGCGAAGCCAGCGACCAGCTTGATTTGCTCCACGTCGAGAAAGCCAAACTGGAGCGCGAGCACGATGAAAAGCTCAAACTGCTCAACGAGCGCATTTCGATTGAGCGGGCGAGGCTTTCGACGCTTCTAGCCATCGCGGATAAGTAATTCACCCCACAACGACCACCATGAAAGAAGTCCAACTTGTCACCCTTGTTCAAACGTCACTCACGACTCGCGGAGATGGCGAATCCACCCCAATACGGCGCGTCATGCAATGGTGGACCCAAGAAGGTGAACTTGTCGCAGAAAATGACCCCTGCTCAGTAATCGTCACCGAAGAAAAACGCCGTGAAATTCATCGGCTTTTTAATGCCGCTGGCCTGAGCCTGGATACTTACGGATTTCTTATCGAAAACGTCGCGAAGATTTTAAGCTCAAAGTAACCCCACGACGACCATGCAAGACCAACAACCCCGAATGCTCCGCCTGACGCTCAAACGCCAGTGGTTCGACATGATCGCAAGCGGCGAGAAAAAGGAGGAATACCGCACGCCTGGAAAGTGGATTCTCTCGCGCCTTGAAGGCAAAGAATACGATTACGTCGAGTTTAAGAATGGTTACGGCCCCAATGTGCCAACTATGGTGGTTCAATACATAGGCTGGAAATACTCGCACGGGAAACGCGAATGGGGCGGTGGCTCGACTACGGGGGCGTTTGCCACGATCATGCTAGGCCGCGTCCTGTCTGTCAACAATTACGCGAAACTATGAACACGCCAGACATCCCTAAACCCTGGATGCCACTCCCAACACATCCGCAGGTATGAATAGCTCTCAACAACCGGAAATTTACCTGCTGCTGGCAGACCTTGATGGAACCATGCGCTCGGGCCAGGACCCGTTTGGAGTCGCGGTCACTAGCGAGGAGGAGGCTAAACGTTTTGTTCAAGGGGGTAATGTTGGCTACTCTCATTCGTATCAAAAGCTCCAAATCTTTGATAACATGGATGACGCTATCGCATTTCGGTATCCACGATATAAAAAACCATGAAAAACTGCGCCAACTGCATCCATTTTGGAACCCGCAAAGGCCACGCTGGCGTCGAGCTAGGCCATCTGTGCCTCGCACCCGTGACAACAGAACCGCCCAAAGATGGCGTCACACAAGCCAAGAACCCGTTTGTCTATGAGGCGACGGCGGAGGGGTGCTGTGAGATGTGGACTCCAGAACTGCCGGAGCAGCCAAGGCCACCTTTGAGCGACGAATTTAAAATGGCTCAAGAATACGCAAGATCGCATTTTGGTAGCGCGACAGCCTTTCGTGTTGGGATTGCATTTGCTGCGCTTGGATACCCAATGCCCACCTTGCCCTCGCTGCCTTATCCGCATGATTCAAAACTGGCTATTCATTTTGAAAAAGGATACAAACAGCATGCCATAAACGAGCGGTTGCGACAGGCTACCGAAGCCTGAAAAATCTAATCGCCGCCCAAATGAGCAGCGCAACCGCCGTGAACAGCAGCCCGCAAAACACCTGCAAGGACTCGTTGTAGATCGCGGCAATCATGGCGGTCCAACTTGAATGAGCCAGGGTGAAAGCGGAATGTGCGACGGTGCGACTTCGGCACTTGGGATGCGTAGAAGTAGCCGCATCCCGGCATCCGCCAGGAACTTGAACACGAACTCGGAGCAGAACCAGCGTCCATTCTCACGGGCCGGTGACTTGGTTACGAATCGAAGCACGCTCAGGTAGTCGTAGGGCATCCCGAGTTGCCCTTGGCTTCGTAGTAGGCTTGTTCATACTGCTCATCTGACATGCTCGGGATCGCGAACCAGTCGATGTGACGAAGCTCTGTTTCAGTCAGGTTATGATGCTGAACGCCTCGAAACTCGCGGGATTCAATGACTCGATTTCGACTCCCCGGCACCAGCATGGCCGCATGGGAATAAACGCTTCGAGTCTGGCACTGGATCAACCACGACACGAGGCCGCGCCCCCGATAAAGGGCAATGCGCGGCTTCATGTTGGGTTCTTGCTGCATGGCTATTTACCGGAAGGCGCAGGAGCAATGAAGACTTGGCCGGTAGCCTTGATGATTTCGGCGTCCTCGGGTTTGATGACCTTCTTGGCAACGAGGATGTCGAGGCCGATTTGGCTGATCGTGACGACCTTTTGAATGTCGGCGGGATTCTGGCAGCTTGTGAGGCTGGCGACGGCGAGGATGGAGAGCAGGGTGCGTTTCATGGTGTGTTCGTTAGGTTTGGAGTAAAGACTTTTGCTATTTTGCGTGCGTTCCCTCGACCCCGCGAGCCATGCGGTTCCGAGTGCGTTGCAGTAGCCACATTTGAGCTTCTTCGAGCTTTGTCAGCGCGAGGGCGTTTTCACGGCTCGCGAACTGCCCAGCTTGGAACGACTGGAGACGGTCTATAAGGATAGCCAGAAGCACCTCTTGAGTGATGCCGTTGACGCCAGCTTCCGCAATAGGCCCGTTTTGAAAGCTCAGAGTGACATGTACGGTGCCGTCTTTCGGATCGGTGCCGTTTGTCTCATCAAGATAGACCTGATAGACGTGGTTTGCGCCGCCTGATCCAGGTTCATCAAGAACAGCGATTTTGAGCTTATCGTTGGCTGGATTGACGCGGTGTGATGTAAGTTCTCTAGTCATTGTGTTGGGTTTGGGGTGGAAATCAAAAAGGCGCATCAAGCCACGGCAATAAATCGTGCCTAGTTGCATTTTTGACCGGCGCATTCATCGGAGCCTCAAAGATGTGCTGGCAGGCTCCAAGAGCCATAGTTGCGGCGAGAAAGGCGAGTTTCATGCGTGGCGACGACGTGGTAAGGTTTGAGGTGAAGATTGAAGGGCAAGCGGGCGAAGATCGGTCACAAAGCCCACCCAGCCAGAAACGCGGCCCTGAGAGTCGAGCAAAACGGATGCCTGGGCGTGAACCGGGATGATTTCGCCGTCCTTGGTTTGCCAACGGTAGCGCATGTTGAACGGCCTGTGCTCCTTGACGGCACTGGTCCATTCTTCATAAACAGCGTGCTTGTCTTCGTGGTGAATCGACTGCTTCCATTGGTCGCCCGCAAGTTCTGAGAGCTGGAATCCGAGCATTTCCCGGTACATGACGTTGACGTGAATACACATCCCAAGGCTGTCAGACTGCCAAACGGCCAGCGAAAGCGTGTCCCATGTCGCCCGAGCAAGGCCGATTGTAGTGTGGAGATCGTGCCGGAGCGATTGCAGACTGGCGCGAATCTCCGCGTTCTCGGCTTTCAACTCCGCGATTCGCTGTGGAGCTTTGATGCCGTTCCAAAGCCATTTGAAGAATGCGCCAAGGCTGTGACGCCAAAGCCACACGAGGCCCGCTGCGATTGCGCCCCCGAGGGCAATCCAGTCGTTCATTTCACCCGGCTCAAGAACTCGCTCTTGGCTAGGCTCGATGGGGATAAAATGGCGTGTGGCAGTTGTCATGCGGGAGGGTCAAAAAGGTCGAGAGCGATGAGGGCGGACCAGTCATCGGGGATAAATTCTGGCGGCAGCTTGAGTTTCAATCCTTCCGGCAGGCCAAGATCGACATCGTGGTCAAGGCTGGTGAGTTCAGCGGTGAACTTCGGCACGTTCTCGGGCGGGATGTTGTATTGCCCCGGTTGATCTTCAACAGGCGTGCCGAGTTCCAGCAAGACTTTGTCGCGCACTTCATTGAAAGACTGCGCCTCGGCAGCAAAAACCTTGTCGAATTTTGCCAGCCAGTAGCCGGTGAGAGCCGGAGAACGGACAGCCAAGACTCGCTTGAACGAGTCCTGAAACGCAGGAGATACAATGGCGGAGAGGCGGATGGTCATCGTGGCGGGGAAAGGAGGGCTGCCTCGGCTGCGGCAATGGCGGCAGCTTGCTTGTTGGGTGGCGCAAGAGAGACGGCCTTACCGACTCGCATGAGGTCTTCGTTTTGAGCGAGGGCTGCGCGGATCGCTGCTTCCTTCTCGTCCGCGTAGGCATCGAGACGCACACCGAGGAGGTCGGCGGCGAACTCATCTTCCGTCATAGGTGCCGCGTTTGGGTTTGAGGTGTTACGGGAGGCTGTGCCATAAGCAAGCCCTTCGAGTTGGCGAGGAGTGAGGGTGATGTTCATAGGATCAGATGATGCAGGGGATACGATAGGCTTGGCCTGTTGAGTCTTGGAGAACAATCGTGGCATTGGTTAAGGCTGCTTCAACGCCCGGTGTGAGTCCGGTTGTAGCCGCGTTACCAAGTCTGAGGGCGACACCACTGGAGAGAGTCACCAGCGTTGAGTTGGTAATCTGCATCACCGTGACAGGAGAAGTGTTGACTGTGCTGCCAGAAGCCGCTGCCGCATGGCTGCGGAAGTTGAGCACGCCCGCGATGCCGGTGCCAGTGCCGCGACCAGCGGAGATGTTGAGGATGCCACCTGTGATGTTGGTGCCAAGGCCGTCGCAGCCTGAAAGCGTTTGCTCGACTGGAGACGCTGCTGCCGTGCCAAGGCCGAGCCATGCCGCCGCTCGACGGCGAATCATCAAATCCGCAGATGAGTTGGCAAAGGTATCGCCACCGAACGCATAATAGCCGTTATTGGCGACGATTGCGCCGATTGTATCAATAGCAAATTTGCTTGCGAACTTGTTGTTCGACATGCCGAACCAGAAAGAAGATGAGGCCGTGTATTCACCGCAGAACAGACCCGCCCCGATTTGGATCGCTGCGCTTGCCTGAGCATCGGCCACGGGAGCGAGCACAGCGAAGATGTTGGCTGCGCCCGTGGTAGTCCCGAGAAAACGAGCCAGTGCCGTCGTGGAGCCTGCTGCCGTCGTGGTCATCGCCACACGCAGGACGCTGGGATTGCCGCTGGTATTCAGGGTGCCCGCGATGTCAAAGGCGTTCGTGGCATTGCTTCCCGTGAGCGAGTAGCCCGTGGAGGAGAAAACGCCTGTGTTGGCTGCGCCTTGGGTGATCGCCAACGCGCCCGTCATGGTGTCGCCATCAAGGCGGACCATGCCAGCGGTCCAAGCGGAGCCGTTGTGGAGTTGCAGGCGTGCGGCGGTCGTGTTCCAGATAGCCATGCCCGCCTGTGGCGACGCGATGGCGTCACGCTGAACGGTGGTGAGGTTGTTCAGCCGAATCCCGGCATGCGTGGTGCCGCTAAAATTGATTAGTCCAGTAAAAGTATCCCCCGTGGCAGTAGCCTTTAAACTTAACGCTGTCATCATATCCGCGTTTAAGTCGGTCGTGTTGGCGATGCTGCCATTTGTGGCGATGCCACCTCCAGAGCTGCCAAGTTTAATATCAAGAGAGCCAGTCATAGTGTTAGCGGGTCAGGATTTCGTAGCCGACGCCGGATGTAATGGCTCCGCCGCTGTTTTGGTAAATGAACACGCCAAGCTCGCTCGTGAGGGGGCGCGAAAAGTAATGCGTGACGTAATTGGGTGCCGCAGTCGTTCCACCAGGGAGCGGAATACCGAGCGTGGCACCACTTGCACCAGCAGCGCCACCCATGCGGAAGCGTAAATCGGCGGCGTTTTCATTCCAGAGAATGAATCCTGCCGCATTGGTTGGCGCAGTAAATGCCTGCGTGCTAGCGGCGTTAGTAAGAGAAGCGACGGCGGGCATAGTGGGGAAGAGTTGGCGGATTATGAGGGTTGAGCGGGAAAAGTCAAACGGAGGTAGGAGCGGGAGTTTCCGCAAAAGCGGACAAATCCTTGTGGAGGGACTTGGCATCGCGCCAACGGGAGATGTGAACGGCCATTTTTGCGAGGTCATTCAGCGGGGTTAGCTTGTCATCAAACAGTACGTTCTCGGCATCTTCGATAAGCCCCGTTAAATAGCCTTTCTCGCCAAGCATGACACGTTGGAAAGCCGGGGAAGAGCAAAGGCTGGTGAGTTCCGCGATTCGTGCCGCTGCTTCGCGATTATGCCGCTCCTGCTGCTGCTTGAGGGCTTCCTGCTTTTTGGCGATTTCGTTGTGGTCTTCCATGATTATGCGACGGGTTCTTGTTGTGCGGGCATCATCTCACCGCCTGCATCTGGAGGTAGCGGTTGACCATCCGGGCCAACGGGCGGCATCATGGCAGCTTCCATCTCAGCCATTGCATCGTCAATCTTCTCCAGTGCTCCGGCTGGGTCGTTGTGGTCGAGAGCTTGCAACATGCCCAAATAGCTATCATTCTGAGCCTTGCGAAGTGGCGCAGGTAACTTGGAATACTCATCAAGGAGCACTTTTACGTTTTGCTGCGTGGCTATGATCTGCGTGCTTCGCGACTTTGTGCGGACCACTTTGATAGCCGAGCGGGCTTTCCGTCCCTTGAGTCCGGCGAGCATCTGCATGACGAGCGTAGATTCCTTCACGG